GGGCCTCCCCTAACAAATGTTGCTCCATTTGGTGCTACCCTCCAAATTACCGATCTCGGCAAATCAGATCAGAATCTTGCGAGGGGCAAAAGGCTGGAAATGGATGGGGTGCTCGCACCGTTTACCGATTTCATGACATTTTCAGTGGTCCGCAATCCTTGGGCCTGGCACGTTTCGGTTTACCACTACATTCAGCAGCTCAAGGGACGGAACAAAGAGAAAGCCGCCGATGTCCATGAACGTCTAACAAAATATTCATTCTCGGATTACCTGGCGTGGGTTGATGACTCCAAGACAGCAGAAAAACAGGAAATTGCTGCCGTACACAACGTTTGCGACTGGATAATTGACGAAAATGGAAAGATTGGAGTCGATTTTCTAATGCGCCAAGAAACCTTGGAGGAAGATTTCGGCATCTTCGTCAAAAAATACGCTCTTCGCCTCGCGGCTCCCAAAAAGCGCGTAAATGAATCGGTACACAAGAACTACCGCACATATTATTCGGACGCAGACGCTATCCTTGTGGCCCGTCGGCATGAGCGCGACATCGCGCTGTTTGGCTATTCGTTTGACCTGTAAGTTGTTAAAATAAAATGACTTCTCGTTGCTTTTCGGTTTTTTAGGTGGCATCGGCGCCCTCTTTCAAGCACTCCGTGTTACTCCGCCGGGTATGTCCGCCCGCAACTTCGCTGATCAATCATCAATTCAGCACTGCTGCAAGCCCGGCATCTTGGATTATCGCAGGTATTTGACTAATCTTCGAGCATAGTGCGCCCAGTCGAGCATTCCAAGGGACGTGCTGTACTTGCGCGCAATATACTGCAATTCCTGACGTTTCAGTTTGCTGCCGGTAGTTGCGCTGACCTGCCCATCATGAATTCGATTTACGATTAAAAATTCGGGAATGATCGTTGGCGGCCCGAACCGAAGCTCGCATTGTTTGTAATAGTCAACATCCATTAACCAGACCAGATTCTCATCAAAACGCGGTGCATTCTTTCTGCGCAGCGCAAGAACTGAGGGTGAACTTACCGTGTTTTTCCCGAATTGAATCCGTGAGTGGTATTGGGGAATCATAGGCCGAATCAGTGCTTGCCCGTCCTCAGTGCATTCAGAGCCGTTCAAGCACCACAAGACGTTGTTGTCGTCAAAAGCCAAGACGATGCCGCCAAGCGCGTCGGGTCCGTTCAGAAAGTCGTCCTGAAACAGTATTTTAACAATTTCGCCCTTAGCCGCATCGATTGCGACATTCGTATTGGCTGATCCCTGACGCGGTTGGTCGCGTGTCCAGATGTGGCGAATTGACAGGTCGGGGAATGAAGCACAGGTTTCTGCAACTGAATTGTCGTTTGACTGGTCGGCAACAACAACTTCAAAATCAGTATAGGTTTGCTGACGCAGAATTTCGAAAGAATTGGCCAGAAATGTCGCACCGTGTCCATGCATTTCGTAGGCTGGGATGCATATACTGATCTTGGGGATTCGAGACATGTATGTATTGAACCTAATGGCTAGTGCAGCTGCATTTAACAAAATTTCCGAAACATTGCCCCGGTTGTGTCTCAAAAGTGGTAGAAATTGATTTCACGCGCCTCCGAGCGGGTTAATTTTGCGCCGATCAGGCGGCTTAGTCAAGGGTTGCGTCAGCGACGGGCTGAGCCAAGGTTTCCCAGCCATCGACCTTTCGCATGATAATCTGGCCCGAGGCCATCAGAGCCCAGAGCAGCATTGGTACGGTTTCGGCGCATGGCAACACGGACTGGATCTTGACGCGGCGGCGAAATTCCTCGTTCCGGCGTTCGATTGCGTTTGTGGTCCGGGCTGATTCCCACTGGCTTTGCGGCAAACGGGTGAAAGCGAAGAGCTGATTACGCAATGCGTTTTTCGTCGGCGGGTTTCATGCCGGACGTGTAACAGGAGACCGGCCACAGGAATAGATTGCTGTTTTCCGACAAAAAAGGGAGCGTTAGAAATTCCGTGTCATTTCTGTAAACTGAAGAAAAGGAATGACACATGCGAGAAGAATTTGATTTTGAGGTGGCTTTGGCCGCGCTGCAAGATGGCCGAGGCCTCACGGGTAAAGATGGCATCCTGACGCCACTGATACATTGCCTGACAGGTGATTGTGCAGCAATCACCGAGAAGAGAGCAACTGACGGAGGCCGCCCTGAGGGCTGAAATGGCCGCGCATTTGCAAAGCTCCGAGTCTGCCAATCGCAGGAATGGATCCGGCCGTAAAACCATCAAATCGACCACTGGCAGTTTTGAACTGGCGACCCCGCGCGACAGGGCGGGATCATTTGAACCGCACCTCGTGAAAAAACATCAGACCCACATGAGCGACGAGATCGAGCGCAAGATTATCTCGATGTTTGGGTTGGGGATGAGCTACTTGGACATCGCCGGGCACATCGCAGAAATCTACGGGCTAGAGGTTTCCAACGCCTCAATCAGCGCGATCACTGACAAACTGATCCCCGAGATCAAGGCGTGGCAGAACCGCCCGCTGGCCAGCCATTATCCGATCATCTGGCTGGACGCGATCCACTACAAGGTCAAGCAGGACGGGCGCTATGCGAGCAAGGCGGTGTACACGGTTCTGGGGCTGAATCTTGAGGGCAGGAAGGATATTCTGGGCCTCTATCTGTCTGAAACAGAAGGCGCAAACTTCTGGCTGTCGGTGCTAACGGACCTGAATAATCGCGGGCTGGAAGACATCCTCATTGCCTGTGTGGACGGGCTGACGGGGTTCCCTGAAGCAATCAATGCGATCCTTCCAAAAACCGAGGTTCAGCTCTGTGTAATTCACCAAATCCGCAATTCTCTGAAATATGTGGCCAGCAAAAACCAGAAAGAATTCATGGCCGATCTGAAGCCGGTTTATAAAGCCGAAACGGTTGAATCCGCCGAGGTGGCGTTGGATGAACTGGAAGAAAAATGGGGCAAAAAATACCCCATCGTCCTGAAATCTTGGCGCAAGAAATGGCCAAACCTGTCGACCTATTTCAAGTATCCAGACGACATCCGGCGGGTGAATTATACCACCAACGCAATCGAGGCCGTGCACCGACAGTTCCGAAAACTGACCAAAACCAAGGGCGCGTTTCCTAACGAAAACAGCCTGCTTAAGCTTCTGTATATGGGTATCCAGAATGCATCCAAAAATTGGACCATGCCGCTGCAAAACTGGAATTTGACACTGTCCCAGTTCTCGATCTATTTTGAGGGGAGGTTAGACGACGTGCTGGATATCTAGGCTAACCCCGTGACACGGAATTCTGAACACCCTCACAAAAAAAGCCATATCGGGATTGATTGCAATAGCTGCGCCATTCAAAACGTGATCAGCTGTGAGACTCAGCGATCCAATCGATCAAACCACCATGACGCCCTCCGCACCTTCGCAACGCAGTCCTATCCTGCCCCCAAAAGGTTTCGACCTCGGCCTGCGTCAGCGCCCGCTCAGGTAGCTTCACTGGCGCAACACACGGCACCATCAACGACGGTGGCGGACCGATTGCTGGGTTACTGACGGTTGAGGCGGCGCACGCTGTCAGCGCCAAGGGAAATCCGGTCAGCATTGCGATCCTTATGGGCTGCATCTTCGAGCTCCTTTGAAAATTTATCGGCCGCGGCGACAGCGGCCAAACGCGCGGCTTCTTTGCGTGAGGCGATTTCAGCGGCGCGGATCATCTGCGTTTGCAGGCGTGCTTGCACGTCGAACAGCATATTGGGATCAGGTCCAACTCAATGACGCAGGGGAGCGGTTCACCACCGCACTGGCGTTGGGCCGACGATTCCCAAACGCCAAGCTTATTTTCTCTGGTGGCAGCGACTCTTTGAGGGACGCGTTGGAAAAAGGCATCAGTGGAGCAACCGTAGCCAAGCAATTTTTCTCGGAACAGGGAATTCCGGCCAACCGCCTCATTCTGGAAAGCAAATCGCGTAACACAACCGAAAACGCCCTCCTGACCTACGCGCTGTTGCGGCCCGAACCGGGCCAAACTTGGGTGTTGGTTACATCTGCTTTTCATATGCCCCGCGCCATGCGCAGTTTTCAGCGCGCGGGCTGGACCGGGGTAATTCCCTACCCAGTTGACTACCGCTCCGGCCGATTTGCTGATGATATCAGCTGGAATCTCGCCAAGAACCTCGAAACCCTAAACATCGCTGTCAAAGAATATGTCGGCCTGCTGGCTTATTCGCTAACTGGGCGGTGAAGACACAAAATCCACCAACCCCTGATGCCTCCCCCCACACCGGCGCAACGCAGTTCTATCCCGCCCCCAAAAGGTTTCGACCTCGGCCTGCGTCAGCGCCCGCTCCGGCAATCTCACCGGCGCGGCGCATGGCACCAGCAACGACGGCGGCGGGCTGAGGCGTGGGCTAACGGCGGTTGAGGCGGCGCACGCTGTCAGCGCCAAGGGAAACCCGGTCAGCAAGAGGGTCCGTATGTGCTGCATCTTCAAGCTCCCTTAAAAGTTTGTCGGCTGCGGCGACAGCGGCCAGACGCGCGGCTTCTTTGCGTGAGGCGATGTCGGCCATACGCATCATCTGTACCTGGAGGCGAGCCTGTTCGGCCGCCCGTTTGGTATTGGCGGTAGCGGTCCCCTGATAGCGACCAAGGGTGTAGCTTCCGCCAACCAGCGCCATGACCCCGGCCAACGCCCAACCCAGTATGGCCGGACGGCCGATGATTCCCATAAGAAACCGGATCATGCGCGCTGCCCCATCACCGCCAACAGGTCGTCGCCATACATCACACGATCGAGCCCTCGCAGGTGGCCATTCCCATCCACCCGCCAAACCTTGATTACATCACCATTGGCCTTGTAATCACCGGTCTGGAACAGGCGCATTTCATCGCTGCGCCGCCCCCGGATTTCCGGCGGTCTCAGCCAGCCCATGAAGCTGTCGGCCGCGCCCGGATCGCTCGCATTGATCCTCTGCGTGAGGCGCGCCTTGAATATCCCGCCGGTGTTGAAATCAAAGCTGACCAGCGCGTCAAACTGATGCTGTTTAAGCGGCACCTTGATTGCGCGATTGACGCGGCGTTCATAAGTGCCAAGATCACGGCTAAACTGTTTCAGCGCGCCAATTATCGCGGCATCCACATCATCCGGCATACCGCGGGCCATCTTTTCGGGATCGGGAGCGCCAGCCGCTGCCGTGTGACCAATCCCCCAGGTCCAGATGCCGCGGCTGTCGAGATAAGGCCCCGGCACAATACCTTCGTGCTCGGCGATCTCAAGGAGACCCCGTTTCGAGATTTTCATGATCATTTTCCCTATTTTGTCAGGCGATCCAGACGGCTGCCATCCAGACGCCTAGAACCACGACCGCCACGGCCCAGACCCGGGCTTCGCGTTTGGCGGCATGTTTCAGGTCATTTCTCATCTCGGCCTCCCAGAACTTTGGAACGCCGCGCCTTGATGATATCGAGAATGAACCCCGCGATACTGATGCCGCCGAGACCAATCACGAAGCTCGCAAAGCCCGCAGCACCGTCACCGGGAGCAATCTTGCCAATCACCGGATCGAGCAGTGGTTCGGCAAGTGGGCCGAGGTAAATTGCACAGAGGCTGCCAACGAGCAGACCTGTCAGCCCCTCGCGCCAGTCGTCGCGCAAGGTCACCCAGCGAACCAACCCTCCGGCGGCTCCAGCGATGGCCGCACGACCGGCGTCCGATGCCAGCCATTGGATCAGGTCCATTTTGGACGGGTCTTTCATCGTCTAGTCCTCATCATGATTGCGGAGCGCTTGGCAGTAGATACTGGATCGAGATGCGCACCTCACCGCCGATGAAATTGCCACCATTGGCGGTCAGCACAATCGGCGTTGGCGCATAAAACGCCTGCGGGCCAATAACCCCGACGTTGGTGCTGCCAGCGACAATGCCGAGCGCGCCTCCGAACTTGTTGGGCGTCCCCACAATGCCGCAATCGTAGGACGCGGCCCCGGAGATCGCGGTAACGGTGCGGGCTGAAACTGCCAGCACGATGGCCCGATCAGGAATGGCAATGGCTGAGGTCGCGGATGCGCCTGTCAGGCCGGAGATCAACTCCTCAACCACATGCGCGCCAATGGCAGCCCCGCTCGGAGCTTTGGCGAGGATTGTGTCCGCCAAAACGGGAGCATTGCCGCCGCCTGCCCCCACAAAGCCCGCAAATTGCGGCACAATGTCGGCATCGGCATAATAGGTGACATATGTGGTGTTGGTTTTATTGACCGAGGGCCCAATAAAAAGCGCCGGACCACCCAAGTCTAAGGTCTCATCAATCGTCCCTGTATAGGCCCAGGCCTGTCCATCGTAGGAATGATAAACGAGGATTTTGGTTCCACGGTGGATCAGGCGAAAGAACGCCGACCAGCCTTCCCAGACAACATCCGGGGCCAGCCCTGCCAAATAATGACCGGTCGCATCCCATTTCAGCATCCTGATAACGCTTGCGCCAGTACCATTGCTGCCAACGGCGATGGTCGCAAACGTACCAGCCGCCCCCATCACAACAAATCCGTTTGAGCGCCATGTCGTGGCCGCGTGATCTGTTTCGGTCGCAAACTCAACGACATCCCAACTCGCAGACAGTGCTTTTGTTCGAATATACCGTGCGATCTCGGTGCCGGAAGTCGAGGCAAGGGTTAGGCCATTAACTGGATCGTCCGTGATAGTGCCCGCGGCACCCGGTGTGCTTTTCACGGTCGGGAAGACGCTCGCCAGAGGGATTTCAACGCGATTTTGAAAGGGGTTGTAGGTGACGGGGCCCTTATTAATGGTCAGCGCTGACCACCCAGTCGTGGCATCGTATGTCTTAATCCCGCCAACAGCCTGATCCCAGGCAATCCATCCGGTTTGCGGGATCAGCCGCAACCATGCTCCACCGGAATAATGCGCAACTGATCCATCCCAACTGGCCCACGCGCCGGTTGCACTGGCGGCGACAATATAGCGCTCACCCTCGACAGGACTTGGGGGCGGCGCGGTCAAGCTGGACGAGATCACCGACAACTGCACCACCCCATCGAGGTGATCGAGGGCTTCATTGACGGTGACATGCTTCTGGGCTTGGGCTGCTGCCAGGTACGGCAGGGCAAGGTTGGGAGTTGTCATTAGCTTTCCTTGGGGGTGAGGGTTTCGACAAGCGGCACGCCGCGGCCGAGCGCACCAATCTGATAAAGGCGGATCGAAAACGTGGTCACGGGGCCTCCAAAATCGGCGATCTGCATGGCCGCGGTGTAGGTGAAGGTGGGCGTTGTCAGGCCGGCAACGGCGCGCGCAACGGTCGCCCCATTCAGGATTTCCAGATCATAGACCTCGGTCGCCTCCGACATCGGCACATCGGTCAGCACCCAAGAATCCGCTGCCAGATCCCGATCGCGCCGCAGCCAGCGCAGCGTCAGATCACCATTTGCCAGTTTACGCATCCGCGCCTGCGCCGGTGCAAACGGCCTCAACCCCCGACCGTTCGGCGTGAAGCTCTGCGCCTGCATGATGGCATCGGACGGTGCGGCATTGGCTGGGCCGATGCGCATGTTCCACGCAATGTCGAGATCGCCGAGAGACATAGAGAGCGGCTGCAATGCCGTATCCAGCAGCACGATCTTTGCCCCAGTTAATGTCGGTGCGCCAATCGCATCCTCGGTCCCGCGCTGCCCGCGCAGCAGACGTGTCAGGCTGTAACGCCCGGTTCCAACCAGCATTGCGTTGCCAAACTGCACGATCTCCCAAACGCCGGGCGCGCTTTCGATTGCCAGCGTATTGGCACCAGCAAACAGCTCCAAATCGGTGACAGAAGTCAGCGTGCCGGAGGACAAATCAACCAGCAACACGTTAGCAAGATCAAAGCGGGATATCGGGCCAGCGGGGAGGCCAGCCGCCAGCACCCCCATGTGGGCGGCCTGCGGGATCGTATCAAGCAGGGTGAATCCCGACGTGCTGGCGCTGCGCCAGACGGCAGCGGTGCCGTACCACGGGTTTGCATAAACGGCCGCGTAAGGCCGATGCGCCAGCACCGCGTCCTGCAACTGCGGGAGGTCCATCAGCGCCACATTCGGCGGGCCGTAAACGGTCGCCGTCGGTAATTTTGCTGCCCGGTATTGCCCCGGTGGCAGATCATAAAGAGCGGCGTCGGTGCGGATCGCCTCGATCGAGCGCGCCAAAGCATCATTGATCTTGGTGACCCGATAATCGACCATCCGCCCATCATTGGCGAGGCTGACCACATCGCCGGGATCGAGCGCCAGTTGTGAGGGCGGCATGCTGGCGGATAGCGTCTCGCGCCCAACCCACGCCTCCATCAGGGCGCGGCGCACCCGCCGGTCGGCTTCCTCCATTGGCACCGCCAGCGGGAAACTTTCCGAGGCGATGCGGCTGGCGGATACCGTCACGCGCCGCGCTTCAACCGTGGCCGGGTCATATTCTGCATCCGCGCGCACCATCTGCCATTTGAGGGCTTGGGGAAGTTCGGTTTCTTGGCCTCGGGTCAGTTCCATCACGTCACCGGATGCTGCCACCATATTGTCAGGGGAAATTGTCGCCACCGCTGCCTGCCCTCGGGTCACAAACCGGATCACGCCACCGCTTTCCACAGCATCAAAGCCAAAATGCCGCGCCAGAGTCGAGATCGAGGCGCGCGGGCTTTCCATCGCTGTGATGACGTAGCCTGCGACAATGTCCGAAAGGTCGCTTGTGTCGATCAGCGTGGCCGAAAGACCTGCCCGCACACACAACTCCCTCACCAGCGCCGCCAGCCCTACAGCGCCCAATCTTCCGTTCAGCCAATGGCCCAACCGCCAGTTCGGTGCATCAGCCCAAACGTCTGCCCGTGCAGGAAAATCAGGATAGGGCCGCGCATCCCAGGTCCAGATGGCGGCATTGCTCATGTCGATCATTGTGCCGGAATAGCCCGTGCTGGCCGGGTTCTTTGTACTGTCGCCCCAATAGCCGAGCATGGCGCGCAGGTACTGGCGTTGGATCGCCTCATCCTGCCAACCGCGGGAAAAGTACGGCACCGCGCTCTCGGATGACTTCGGATCATAAAACACATTCGGCTGGTTCGGGCCGCGATCGACGGCGGGGCACCCAAGCTCGGTGAAGCGGATCGGCTTGCTTTGTGGGGTCCATGCCGTCGGTGCCGCACTTTCCACGCCACCCGGGCGATCATAATGCGGGCTTAACCACCATGAGCGGATATCTTTCGGGCGAAACACCCAATCCTTGCCGATACCTGCAGGCGGCACGATGGCCACGTCGTACATATTGAGAGGGTTCGGGCAGGCGACAGGCCAGCCAGTAGTCGGCTCACCGGTGATATTGGTGATGCCGGCACCGCTCGCGCCATAACACCCGCTGCCGCTATAGGCCCAAGCCGACATGGTTCCGTCCGTTGTGCTGGCGCTTCCGATCAGAGCACCGTCGACCCAGAGGCGGATCAGGCTGGGGTTCAGCGTAACATCCCAGATCAGCTCGTGCATTTGACCGTCAAACGGCAGCGAAGAAACGGGGATATCGAGAAACGCCGCATCTCCGTTTGGAGCCGTAACGTTGCCCATGCCTGCGCGATAACGAAACACGGTGCCGCCTGCGCGCACGCAGAGCAGCATGCCATAAGAACTGCCGCCGCGTTCAAACAGCACGCCGTCGCTCGGCACCGCTGGCAGTGGCACCACCGCAGAAAAGGCCGCGGGGTTATTGCGTGTGCCCGTGCCGCCAAAAGCCGTGTTGGTGATGGTTGCGCCGGAGGTTTCCAAAAACGAGCGCGCAATGGTTGCCGGTAAAAGGCTGCCGCCACCGCTATCCACAATTGGCGTGCGCACTTGTGCTGTGCGGTCGGCATCGCTGGCATAAAACCAGTCAAACTGCTCGCCGCCTTCGATGCCCGCTTGCAAATACCCAATATCATGAATGCCAGGCCAACCCGCCTGCGCGTCGAGATGATCAGAGCCATCGCGCCAATCAGACAGCGGCAGGTAATTGTCGATGCCGATGAAATGGATGTCGTTTGAGGCCCACAATGGATCGAGGTGGAAAAACACATCGCCCGAGCCATCCTGCGGGTGGTGCCCGAAATACTCCGACCAATCAGCGGCGTAACTGGCCCGCCCCGAGGTCACCATGGCGTTGGATGTTGTCAGCTGAAACGAGAAATTCGAGGCCAGAATGCCGTCGGTGATGATGATCTGAAACTGGATCCAGCGGGTGCCAGCGGGGAGAGTACCGGTGCCCGATGTCGTATTGCTTGGGATGGCAACACTGGTGTCTGATTGCACATCCAGAATGAGGGGTGCAAAAGGATGCGGAAAATTTGTGTCCGGCGCGCCACCGGCATCCGGCAGGCCGTAAGCACGAATGCGCAGGCGCGCACCACCCCATTGCCAGCTTTGGTCGGCGGAAACGTTGAGCGTGGCGTTGCCTGCATCAATATCGGCGACCGAGATGCCTACGGCCGTCACATCAATCGCGTGATAAAGCAGACGCCCTGAAACGGGGCCCGTGTCGATACTGCCCGTCGTCACGGTCGGCAGCGGCGAGGTCCAGCATTCCCATTGAGGTGCCGGACTGCTTATGACCCCGTTTGGATCGTCGCCGGGATAGGTCACGAGGTGCAGGCTTGAGAAATCGACCTGCAGATCGGCCGTGCCGGTCGAGACGGTTACGAGGTTGGCGACATCGGTGGCGAGGGTTTTGAGCGCCGCAACGGCCGGATAGCCAGTCGCCCCATCTCGAACCGTTGTTAGCCCCTTCAGTTCCGAGCCAAGAAGGAAGGCATCGACCCCGCCGGCCGCCGCGCAGAGATGGGCATAATGCAGGATAAAGCGGCGATAGCCCCAATCCGCGCCACCGATCCATGAGACCGTTTCGCCGACCACAGAGAAGTCGGACGGTCCCGCTGTTCCGAAAAAAGCCGAAACCTGCGTGGTGGCGGCGGTGGTCTTGTCGACCGTGCCAACAAACCCTGCCGCTGGCGAGCAGGTAATACGGCCGCGCCAGGGGTATTTATCTTGGCTTGGTGTGGCGGCATTATCGGAATACGGGTTGGGCAGCGCATTTCCAGCCGGAATGTCCATCAGCAGGAAGGGATAGAATGTGACCCGCAGGCCCCGCGCTTTGATCTCTTTGATTGCCTCGACGATGGTCGTATCCGAGGGTGTGCCGCCATAGGCGAGTTTGCCATTGGTGTCCGAACTGATCTGGTGGGCCGAAGCTCGGTTCAACCCATTGACGGCCCAAGAAACAGGCGTTGTCTGCTTGGTTGTGTTCTCGATGCCGGGCATGATGGTGCAATTGCCCGCACGCAGATCAAGGCCAAACCAGCTAACCACAAGGCTGACACTTTCAATATGCGGGGCGGCCGCCTGCAGTTGATCGAGCGATGCGATAATGTCGGGCACGCCGTTGGTCGTATGCACATTCTCGGAGGCGCTATTGCCGCCAGTTCCGCGCGAGACCGGTGTCGTGCCATATTGAAACTCGCCGGTGGCGGGGATCATGGTCACGGCCTTGATCAACCCTTCAGCTGTGTCCGGCGCATCAACAGGTCGGAACACCTCGAAGGACAACTGCGGGATGCGATTGCCGAAAACCTCCAGCGGCAATTCCTCGAACATCACATATGCGGTGCCGCGATAGGCGGGCGCATTGTCCGCGCCCATTTTGGCGATAATGAACGGGTCCGGGATCTGCGCCTCGTCGCCCTTGTGAATTCGCCAGGTCACATTGGTCAGATCGAGCGGCTTGCCATCGGCCCAAACGCGGCCAATGCCGGAGATCGAACCCTCGGCCAGCGCGACCGCGAATGAAGCGGTATAGAGGTATGATGTCGTCGTGACCTTCGGGCCGCCGCCTTTACCTCCCTGGCTGGTGGTATTGACGGTCTCGGTGAAATCCGTCGCCCATATGATATTGCCGCCGAGCCGCATCCGGCCATAAACGCGGGGAATGATGGCCCCTTCGGTTGATGTGGTGACAGTGAGGTTCTGGAGCCGCTGGCCCTCGATCCGCTGGGCAGGAGCCAGCGACGACACGATCCAAGAATCCACCATGGAGCCCGCGATCTGCCCGACCGCACCGCCAATGGCAGCAGCAGACACGCCAAGCACGCTCCCGCCAATGGCCCCGCCAAGGGCGGAGCCAGCAGAAGCCAGTAGGATTGAGGCCATGAATCAGGGCTTTCGGTTGGTGGTGGGAAAGCGGAAGGCAAAGGCAATACGCCGCTGCCACGCCGGGGTGAGGATTTCCTCGATCACACCGGTACGTTCATAGGCGTGGATAAAATGGTGCGCATCAGAAAGAATGCCGCAGTGCTTGGCTATCGCCCCCGCGCGCATACGAAACAGGATTACATCGCCAGTGCGGGCGTCTTCAATCGGCAGTACAATCATCGCCGCCCGCGCAGCTTCGGCCAACACCTCGACGGGACCAGTTTCGCCCCAGTCGCGGGAATAGGGAGGCACGGGCATCGGCTCAGGGCCGACCACCTCGCGCCAGACGCCGCGAATGAGACCAAGGCAATCACAGCCCGCTCCGCGGACTGAGGCTTGGTCGTGGTATGGCGTACCGATCCAGCGGCGGGCGGCTTTGATGACGAGGGATGTCATAAAACGGCCCCCGCATTGGCACCGCCCTTTGCTGCGTAGCGGATGATGGTATCTTGCCCGGGAATATGCGGAAATCCACGGAAATTGACTGCATTGATAAACTTGGCTTTGCAGTTCGCGAAGGTTTTGTCGCATCCCGCCGTAATGGAGAACGCATCTGTTACGAGAATGGGACGCACCGGTTGCTCCAAAAGGCTGACCGTCGCGATTGCCCCTGCAAGCGCATGTGTCAGTACCTCCGCGGAACGCCCGGCATTGCCACCGCTGGTCCAGGTCACCACTCCGAACTCAAACCAGCCATCAGCGAATGAAGTCAGATCCGAGGTTGTGAAGGCGCGATCGCCGACAGCGGTTGCCACTGTGCCGCTGTCTTTAAACGCCGGATCCGCGAGATTAACACCACAGCGGACATCCCCCAAAGCCGCATCGCAACTCGCCTGAAACGTCCGCCCGACGGTTTGGCCGAGAACATGCGCCAGCGAGCGCATCTCGGCGACAAAATGCAGCCGCCCGCGACGAACCTGCCCAATGGCACCTCGGCGCATCATCACGCGCTGCGACACGTCCTGCCAGTTCACGCGCCAGATTTCCACGGCCGCATTATCCCAGCGGCCGTCAAGAATATCGGTCTCGGTAATGGTGGTGGCGGTCAGCACCCCGACCGCATCCTGGCTGTCAACCGCGAGGTCTGAACCAGAGCGGATTTCAGAGGCAGCAAAACCGCTTTCGGGGGTGAAGGTGGTGCCATCAAAGGTGAGCGCCAAATCGTGATCGGTGAACCCAAACACCGCACCATCATTGCGGGTCAGAAGCCAGCACCAGGCCAGTGTGGTGGTGCCAGAATCGAGATGGGTTTGCAGGCCAGTGGGCAAAGTTTTCATCGGCGAACCTCAATCAATGGAATGGAGGTGATGGAGCCGAGCCGCTCGATATCATGGGTGACATCGAGACGGTCGGTGTCGAACCGCACCGGAACGTCAAACTCGAACCCCGCCGTAATAGCAGCGCCATTGACCGGAGCGGTGGTGAAGGTAATGAGGCCGGTGGCGATATCAATCGACCAACCTGACGTTTGAACAATGCCACCGATTGCCACCACCACGGTGCCGGAGACCGGCTTGGTGATGGTGCGGGACCATATTTGCGCGCCGGAGGCATAAGTTTTCACCAGTTGAAAGGCCGTCGTAGCCCCGTCACCGGTCCCGATGTTCTGATCGGTTGCGGCAGGCGTGCCCGACGGAAGGCAGGATTTATAGTCGCCCCAATCCCTCCAGCGAAACCCGTAGAGCCGCCCGTTGCGGGCCTCAAAAAAGGCTACCACGGCCGCCAGATCATCGGCCCGGCGCACACCATAGGCTGCATCATAGCGCCGCCGCGAATTGGCCCAGCTGGCGTTGCGTTCCTCGTCACCGGACGACAATTCGACAATCTGGGTGCGCCGCTCGGGACCACCGCGTGCGCCACGGCTAATATTGTCGGGAAAGCGAATTTCGTGAAAAGCCACTTTTTTACATCCCCCTCCGACCCATGGCCACCGCGCGGGCAATGTCGGCCGCCACCTGGGTGCGGGATTGGCGGAAGCTCTCGGCATCTCGGGTCTGGATGTTGATGGTGATGTTTTGAGAGCCGGTTGCGCCGGCAGCCACCTCGCGGCGGGACAACACCCGCTCGCCTCTTTGCAGGATCGCGGGCACCTCGCTTGGACGTAATCCAGCCCAACCTCCACCATGCATTCGGGGCGCGCCAGCAAAGGCCATGGCAGGCACCAACCGTTGTGGTGCCATACCGCCAACCATGCCGCCAGCATGATGCACAGGCGCAAAGATGCCGCCCATTTTACCGAGCGCCCCAGACAGAACATTAGCCAGCGGGCCGAGAATGAACTTGCGCGCCGACAGCTTGGCCATGTCCGCCAGCATCGAGGTGATCATCGAGCGAAAATCCAACTTGCCGGTTTTAACGAATTCACCAATGGCGCTTTCCGCATTTGAAAAAGCACCGGTCAGGCTATCCCCCAGCCCCTTGCCCATATCGGCGGCTTTGACGGCGTAGTCCTTCAGCGAGGTGGCAGCACTCGCCCAAGCGGATTTTGCAATATCCGCCGCTTTCTTTGCCGCCCCGCCTGCCTTGGCGATTGTTGTGGCGACAGTGCCCGCAGCATCTCCCGCATCTGATGTGGCAACTTTGGCATCCTCACCTGCGGTTTTCACCGCATCGCTTAGGGCCTTAATTGATTGGAGCGGAGCCTTAGCCGCATTGGCGGCAGTCACGGCAGCAACAGCCAGCCCATCGGCCTTGCTTCGTGCCGCATCTACCGCCGCCGCCATTTCATAGTAAGCCGAGCCAGCCATGATGGCCGCCCCGCCCAGCTTGAGAGCCAGCGCATCCATTCCCGGCACACCGCGCATGCCACTGGCAACCTTGTGCAGAAAATCGGCCCATCTCTTCTGGATCGACGCCAGCATTCTCAGCCAGCCGGTCTCAACCGTTGTCCAAACCGTCGCCAGCGCAAGGCCAAGAGATTTACCACCGAGCTTGATCCGGCCCCAGGCTTCCACCGCAACGTTTTTAAGAAGGCCCATCGCCGCGCCAAACCCGCCAGCACCCTTCACAAGACGACCGAACCAATAGAGCAACTCGCCCGCCCCGACAATCAGCGCGCCGATGCCGGTGCGAATGAGGGCTCCGCGCAAAACTGCCAGCGATAGAGATACCCCGCGAATGCCGAGCACGGCACTGGCCAGTGAGATCACCAGCTTGCCGCCGAGCACGGCCGCAAACGTCGCCGCAATGCTGACGATTTCACCGAGATGGTTGAATAGGGTTTTTATGGCGCGCCCAAGCGGCCCCGTCACCTTGCCAAACGCCGCGAACGCATCTGCCATGGCCTCAAGCGCTGGTGCAACGGCGACGGCAAGTTGGTTGGCGATGCCTTTCCACAAGAGGCCCATGCGCGAGAGCGCATCATTGGTTCGCTGGATCTGCGCCGCGTCTTTCTCGGACACCGCCACCCCAAAATCCTGCACGTCCTTGGTGGCTTGGTGCAAGGTGGCACTATCGATGCGGGTGAAGATCAACCCCGCGCGCGCCCCGAAAATCGTTGATGCCACTGCCGCCTGCTGTGCCGTCGGGATGAACTTCGCAATCGCATCCTGAATCTGGATCATCTTCTGATCGATCGGCAGCTTGGCGAGATCAGCCGCCGACAGGTGCAACTGTTGTAGGGCTTTGACCGCTGGACCCGAGCCTGCCGCCGCCTGGCTGAGGCTTTTGGTCATCATGATGGTGGCTTGCGAGACCTCGCCCTGGGACACGCCAGCCAGATCAGCGGCCCGAGCCAAGACCTGCATGCTGGCCGTGGTGGTGCGCAAGGACGCCGCCAGCTTGGCCTGCTCGTCGATCGTTTGAAGACTCGAGCGCACCATGGCGATCCCGGCCGCAGCGGCAGCGGCAACCATGACGCCGACCGCGATCTTGGCCCGGCGCGCGAACTTCGCAAGGCGCGCGTTGGCGATCTCCATCTCGCGCGAGGCCTTACCAAAACCTTTTTTGCCAGCGTCGCCAATGCCGGTCAGCTCTGCGCGCACCTGTTTGCCGCCCACTGCCGCAAGGCGCACGGAGACGCGTTTTTCAACCATGATCCTGTTCCATCTTCTCAAAGAGTTTTTTGACCATCACCGCCTCGATCGGCGGCAAGAGTTCTGCGACTGCGAGCGTGCTAATCCCGAGCGCCGAGGCCATCGCCAGGGCTGCTGACATATCCCAGCCGACAATGCCGCCCGACGGTGCCACGCGCATCTGCCCGCCAAGGCGGCCGACCAGATCCCACACCTGCACCCCTTCAAGGGTCAGTGGCGCGTTCAGCTTTTGCGGGCAGGTTTCGCAGGTTTGCGCGCACGCTTGGCAATATTCCCCACCCCCGCCGAAGATCCAGTCGGCAAGGGCGCAGAGACGTTTTTTTCCTGATCCAGCACCAGACCTTTGGCGACGTAGTCGGTCTGGAAGGCCTCAAACAACGGCCAGACATCCAGCAGGGCATCAATCGCCTCGGGGCTGACAGGGATGTTGTGGCCGTCAACATCCCCAACGCCCTCCCAATCAAGCATCGCATTTCGGGCCAGCGCCTTGGCAAAAGCGAGCGCGCTTTCCTCGTCTGGCGTGTCCTCTGGAAGCGCCATAATGGCGGGGTCATTTCTGGCTGCGACCATCATGGCGGTGGTCAGCGGACCGAGCAGGACGCGGACACCATGGCCGAGATCGAGCCAGGCAGGTTTGTTTGAAAGATCAAGTTTCAGCATGATCAGTAACTCCCGACGGTATTTTTGAGAACAACGGTGCACATCTGCCCCGCCGTGGAATCGTAAGCTGCCTGCCAGTCAAAACTGACCTGAATGCCTTGTGGCCCTTGGATTTCAGCGCGAGGTCGCGGCAGGTAAACCGCATGCGCCGTGATTGTCAGGCTAACGGTCGACGAGATGGTATAAGAGAACTCCAGCGCCGATGCGGTCCCGTTCAGCGCCTGATCCATCAGCGTGGTATCGGCAAAGCGCACGTCGATCTTGCCGGTAAGGGCGGCAATGGAGGGATCGGCGCCATCGATACGCCCGTCTGCGCGGATGGTTTCGATCCGGTCAAGGTTGTTGGCATAGGTAATATCGGCCGAGACAATATTGCCGAGCGCGACACCGCCACGTTTGATCGCGCCGTTGAAATGGCCGAACCGCTGCAGGCCGTAGGCCGTCGGTGTTCCCGCCGCTGTGGACGTCACCACATTCTCGCCCTGGGCGATCAGCTTGGCGTCTGCCGTCAACAGCCCCGAGCGCTGCATCTGCCAGGATATCTGATCCAGAACGCAACCAGTATACATGGCAAAACGGGGGATTTCCGGCATGCCAACCTCGATTGCCAGGCTCGGCAGGTTCCAGTTCCCCGATTTGAACGTATGCGTTTTGTTGGTGGTGCCGGTCGTGGTCGGCGCACCAAACGCAGCTTTTAACCAGAACCCGAAGGCCTCGGCATCGATCGGCACCTTGATATCGCCATCCGCCGTCACCGCGTCCTTGATCGGCGCGAGCGGATCGCGGCCATAGCCCAGCAGTTCAGAGGTTAGCAGCGGCTGTTCCGCCCCCAGCGAGGCACTGGCAAACGGTATTTTCATGAACCCTGTGGTCGGGGCGGTGCCATAGGTAGTCTCGAACGCAGCCGCCAATTGCGACCGCGCGCCTTGTGCGCGTGCCATGATGATGGTCCTTTATTTGGGTATTTTGGGGTGAAATTAGCCGAGTGGGTCGGCTGTCGTGTAAATCAGCGTGATCTCGATGATGGCTGCTTTCAGCGCCTCGCCGCCCTCAACCGGCAGATCAACCGGCTTGGGGGCCGCGGCCTCGACCCAATCGCAGAGACCGCCGAGGGTGCGGTTGGTGGAGATCACGGTTCCGATCGCTTGCACGAGGGTGTCGAACCCTGCGGAACGCGCAGACGATGTCTTCCGCTGCACAATGACTTCGATCTCGGCCCGATGATCGTAAGCATAGCTGAGCGGCGAGATCAGGACTTCTGGGGAGCCGGGGTCGCCATCGCGCAGGATTATGAGGCCGCCGGTCGGCACACGTTCTGGCAGCACCTCTTCGCGCAGCACGTTTGCATTGGGCACGGTTTGCAGCGCCGCAAGCAGGGCCTGCAGGATGGTTTCTCGGGGTGTGGGCATCTGTCCTCTGATGTTTGGGTCGGGTTTCGATCAGGGAATTAACGCTTCGACTTGGTTGTAAATTCCCTGATCTTGGGTCGTTCATGTCGCACTCGATGCTCTGCGTAGAATTTATTCCGGGTGGGTGGGGAACACGACCGGCAAATTCGCAGTTCACAGCGCGCACCCTGGAGTTAAAATGCGTACCTACCACAGAATAAAAATGCCTCGCATTTGGATATAAGCCAAAACCAATGCATGCTTTTTTTGCGAGCAATCTCTTGCCTCTACGTGTGTCAGATCCTACTGCTGAATTTCGGAAGTTTCCCCTTACTTTTAGAGGTTGAGCGCAGCGCACATGCCCACCAACTCCCCTTCCCATTTCACAGGCTACGCTGCGGCATGGTTCATTGTCTTTGTTTGGTCATTCTGGCTGATTGTAAGCCGGGTTGCCAATCAAAGTGGGCTGACGATTTATGATCTGGCGGCAATGCGCTATGGCTTGGCCTCGCTGGTGGCGTTGCCGCTCTGCCTTTACTACAAGCCTTGGCGGGGACTACGACTAAACCAGATCGCCGTGCTTTCGTTCATATTGGGGCCGGTCTATATTCTTATCGTCTTTTCCGGGTTTCGTTATGCGCCCGCCGCCCACGGCGGTGTGTTCATGAACGGGTTGCTACCCCTCATCAGTGTTCTTTTCGGGGTATTCCTGTTCCGCACACGCCCGGGCCTTCAACAGGTTCTGGGTGCTGCACTGATCCTTGTTTCTGCGGTAGGGCTGGCATGGGACACCAGTGTTGCCAGCGTTCAGGGCGCATGGGTCGGCGATCTGCTCTTTGTGATTGGTGCGCTCTTTTTCTCGTCTTATGTCATCTTGTCGGAGCGCTGGCATCTCGGCGCGATGCAGATCATCTTTTGCGGGACGGTCGTTAATGCGGTGCTCTATCTGCCGGTCTGGGCGCTTTGGCTGCCCTCTGGCCTTGCAGATGCGTCTATGGGCCCACTTTTACTACAGGCAATCTATCAGGGTTTTGTACCAAATCTTATTGGGCTGCTTTTCGTTGCCCATGCGTCGCGGACGATTGGGAATGGGAGCACCTCATTCATCCTTGCAGCAGTGCCGGGTGGGGGCGCCATTTTGGGGGTGTTGATCTTGGGCGAACGCCTGAATGTGATCAGCATCCTGGCGCTTGTTGCCTTGACGGTGGGGCTGTTGATTAGTGTACGCCGAAGAAAGCAGCAATCGACCTGAATTAACGGGGCCAGAAAACCGCACAGGCCATTTGGACAGTGAATTCAAGTATTGCGGTGTTCCCGATGTAGGCCGAACACGCAGAGGTTTCTTCACCTTTGTGGCAGAAGGCCGATTATATACAATCTTTTCCTCATGTTCCTGCTCTCCACTTTTCCACAATCAACCCCGACACGGACCCCGCGACCCTTTCCGCATCCCGTGCCAAATCGAGCCGCTTGCGCAGTTTTACCTGCGGCACCAGAATGAAAATCGGCGCAGAAACCTGCCCACGTCCGGTTTTGGAGCGCGAGGCCACCGCGGTGCCGCGTGTATTGATCCGCGCCTTTTCGGCCACCAATAAACTCGGCCCATTGCGGCGATAGATAAACCGCAACCGCATCCCGCGCCGCTGCTCCCATTCGCCGGGCGTCAACCTCGCACCCCCACGCCCCTTGCCGGCCGCCTCGGTCGGGATGGCCAGATAAAACCCGGATTTTGATCTGATCAGCACACCGCGATCATGGGCATTGAGGATTTCCGGTACTGTAACCTGACGTCTGGAAATTTAGATGGAGATTGCGCTGAGAGCCCCAGCCGGGGCATGCCCCGGCTGGGGCGATCCAATCTGGTATTCCATGGAGTTGA